GTCAGTGAAGCGATTGGACACGCTATAGAAAGTGAGTGTCAAATGAGATACTATGAATCTAAAGCACCTGCATTACTACATACTTTAAAAGAGAACTATTGGCACGCATCTTGTGGTACTCATCAGAAGATGGTGGTTATTCAAACTCTTATGAATAAATCTGAGATTAAAGCTTGGATACCATGGGGTAGATCTATTAGAATTAAACTTGGTACTTGGTTATTAGATTGTATTATGAGTACAAGTGGATGGTTCTATAAAGATATGCGTCAACAAGGACGTAAGCGAGTCAATTACATAGTACCTACACCTGAATTCATAGCTATCAAGGATCAAGTTATGAGAGATAGTGAACTATTTGCTCCATTAGCATGGCCGATGCTCATCGAGCCTAATGATTGGGGTGAAAAAGCAGGTGGTTACTTGTTGAATGAGGTAATGAAAGGTCATGATATGGTGCGTAGAGGCGATAGGACATGTATACAGGGAGACAAACCCATAGACTTTTTGAACAAGATTCAGAAGGTAGGGTATAAGCTCAACCCATTCATTGTAAACGTAGCTGAACAGCTCGATGAAAGGAGGATAAGTGTAGGAAAATTTATCCCAATAGTTGAGTTACCTCTCCCTCCTAAACCTGTAGATATAGCTGAGAACAAGGACGCTCGTAAAGCGTATCGTAGAGCTGCTGCAGAGGTCATGAACACTAATGCTGGTGCATTCAGACGTTCATGTAGAACAAGGATGACTATGGAGGCAGTTAGAAAGTTTAAAGGTAAAGAGTTTTTCATTCCGTGGAGTTTCGACTACCGTGGAAGAGCATACCCTATACCTGCATTTCTAACTCCACAAGATACTGACTTTGGTAAATCACTCTTAAATTTCTCTAATGAAGAAGTAATGGGTGAGGATGCTGAGAAATGGTTAGCGTTTCAAGTAGCTACAACTTATGGTTTAGATAAAGAGACTTGGGATGTTAGACAGAGTTGGGTTAAAGCTAATGAATGTTTAATAACTAGAGTAGCTAAATTTCCTATTGAGTCTATGGCTGAATGGGAAGTAGCAGATGAGCCGTGGCAATTTTTAGCGGCGTGTGAGGAGTACTATGCGGTAGTAACTAAACGGTTAAGACAACACACACGTTTACCAATAGCCACGGACGCTACATGTAGTGGGCTTCAGATCCTCGCAGCTTTGGCGAGAGACCGCACGACAGCACAACTCGTCAATGTGTTGCCGTCTGATAAACCACAGGACGCGTATAAGGTAGTAGCTGAGTGTGCTAAACCTTATATACCACACAAGCTACACTCTGTATGGGATAGAAAAAAGGTCAAACGTACTGTAATGACTATCCCATATAATGCAAAACCATTCTCTAATCGTTCCTACATCAGGGACGCATTAAAAGAAGATGGTGTAGAGATAGAGAAAGATGAACTAACACTCACAGTCAAAGCTGTTAGAGATGCTATGCATCAGATAGTTCCTGGCCCTATGGCTGTTATGTCATGGATAGAGCAGGAAGTATCTAAACAATTTAAAGATAACCCTAACTTAACTTTAACTTGGACTACACCTTCTGGATTTGTAGTTAATCAAAAGATTCAGAAGAAGAAAGTTGAGACACTTAAACTTCAGTTACTTGGTAATTGTAAGCTAAGTGTAGCTACAGATAATCCTGATGCTGCTGATATGTCTAGACACAAGGCTGCTACTGCACCAAATCTAATACATTCACTGGATGCAACGCTCTTGCATTTAAGTACGTTAAAGTTCTGTGGACCTATTGCGTTAATTCATGATAGTGTCTTATGTAGAGCAACTGACATGACTGCTCTATCTAGTATAGTAAGAGAAACCTACATGGAAATCTTTACTAAACAAAATGTCCTAGAAGATTTTGCTTCAGCTATTGGAGCAACTACCAAACCACCGATCATAGGAGACCTTGAACCGTCCGATGTGATTGATTCCACTTATTTTTTCTGTTAATGGCACGTACCATACACACAACTGACAAACCTGTTACACTTGAAGGATTCCAAGCCGTACTAGCTCCTAGTAAATTTGGTTATTCCTTATCGGCTATAGTTGATAATGAACTTATCGACAAGCTAGAAACTGAGAGATCTGATGTCCTTAAGTGGGCAGAGTCAAAGCTCAAGAACCCTAAGAGATCCACGCTCAAGCCTGAGCCATGGGAAGAAGTCTCAGAGGGTAAATATAAAATTAAGTTCTCATGGAGTGAGGACAAGCGTCCGCCTGTAGTAGACACAGAAGGAGTACAGTTAAGCGATGCAAAAACACCATTATACGCAGGGTCTACAGTTAAACTTGGTTTCTATCAGAAGCCTTATATCCTTAGAGATGGAGTTACCTATGGTAGTTCTCTTAAGCTTGTTGGTGTACAGGTTGTCTCAGTAAAAGGTGAAGCTGGAGTAGATACTGGCGACTTAGATGCTAATGAAGTAGCTGAGTTGTTTGGTACTACATCAGGTTTTAAAACTGGTGATCCTAACGTAACACCTACCACCACAGATGACGAAGAAGACTTCTAAAGAAGAATCACTTGAATGGGCACAGAAAGCCTATGATAAGTTAAAAAATAAAAGACCTGCTAAATTCAGATCAGGACTGGAAGAGAAGGTAGCTAACCTTCTTGAAGGTCTTGGTGTAACCTATGAATATGAAAGTAAACGAGTTCCTTACACTATACAACATAATTACTGTCCTGATTTCGTGCTACCTAATCATGTTCATCTCGAAACCAAGGGTTATTGGGACGCAGCTGATCGCCGTAAGATCAAGGCAGTCAAACAAGACAACCCAGACTTAGACTTAAGGATGGTGTTTCAAGCACCATTCAATAAAATTAGTAAAAAAAGTAAGACGACCTATGCTCAGTGGTGCGATAAGCATGACATACCATGGACGTCTTTCCATAACATACCAATCGAATGGTTAATCTAACCAGCGAATTCGTTAGGCATATACCTTGCAGTAATTGTGGATCATCAGATGGTAATTCGTTATACTCTGATGGTCACACATACTGTTTCGTCTGTCACGATAGAACAGGCGGCGACAATGATGTTATTCACAGTCAAAGAATGACTAAAACTGTACACCTTACAGGTTCAGCCGAACGGTTGCAAAAACGTAATATATCTGAGAAAACTAATCAGTTCTATCAAATCTATAGAGATGGGAACACATTAAGATTTCCTTACTATGATGATTCAGGTATCTTGCAGGGTGTTAAAATAAAAACAAAACCAAAGGACTTTCGATATGAAGGAGTTTCCACTGACACTTTATTTGGTCAGCATAGGTTTCCTACTACTGGTAAACGGATTGTTATTACTGAAGGTGAACTAGATGCTGCAAGCTGCTATGAAGCAATGTCTGGATGGCCGATGGTTTCGCTTCCTCATGGGGCAGCTTCAGCCAAGAAGGACTTACAAAAACAAATCCCATTACTACAGGGCTATAAAGAAATCGTACTCTTATTCGATTCCGATGAGGCAGGTAGTAAAGCAGCGAAGGATGCGGCAAGCGTCTTACCAGCTGGCAAGGTTAAGATCGCTAGAATCGAACCCTATAAGGATCCGTCAGAGGCGTTACAGGCTAATGACGCTGAAGCGATACGAAAGGCTATTTGGAACGCTGAAGAGTACCGACCTGACGGGATTATTGAGGGAAAAACGCTTCAATCGTTAGTCACTACACCATTACCACCATCAGATCATGACTATCCCTTCAGAGGACTACAAGATAAACTGCACGGAATTAGGTATCAGGAGCTTACAACAATTACTAGCGGAAGTGGACAAGGCAAATCCACGTTCTGTCGTCAACTTGCTGTTAACCTACTCACCAAGGGTGAAAGGGTCGGGTATTTGGCACTTGAGGAATCAAATAGGAGAACCGCACTTGGATTAATGTCTACAGCTGTAGGCAAATCATTACACATTGGAGAACATGAACGAACCGACCTCGAAGAATATTTTCGTGATACCATTGCTAATTGGCATCTTTACCTTTTTGACGGCTTTGGTTCTTTTGATCCAGACGTCATTTACAATAGGATCGAATACCTTGCCAGTGGATTGGAGTGTCGTATTATATTCCTTGATCATTTATCCATACTCTTAAGTGGTCTTGATGGTGACGAACGACGCACTATAGATATCACTATGACTAGGCTTAGGAGCTTAGTCGAACGAACTGGTATTGCACTATTCTTAGTATCACATTTACGGAGAACTGGAAATGATAGGACTTCGCACGAAGAGGGAGGTAAAGTGTCCCTTAGTCAGCTCAGAGGATCTGCGGGCATCGCTCAACTTAGCGATCAAGTCATTGCCCTTGAACGAAATCAACAGTCCACAGATGAACGAGATATTGCGACTCTTAGAATTATTAAGAACCGCTATTCTGGTGAAACAGGGTTCGCAGGAAAAATAAAATTTGATTTAGAAACTTCACGATTCACTGATTATGAAACTAAGGAATCACCAATTTTCAACCCAACCACAGATTTTTGATGGTGGGTATGAACATCCATGGTATAAACATTTAGCTAAAGAATTGAAATCACCTAACCCACCTAGCAAAGAAGCAATTGAAAAAGCCAAGTTCGTCGATAAAACCTACCGATGGAGTGGGGACAATCGTATTCGATCTGGAAACAAACGGTCTTCTAAATGAAGCGACCCGAATACATTGTCTTTCGTTACACTGGGGATCCGATAATCGCACGGAAACGTTCAATGATGAGCCGTATACCGACGCCCCGAAAGATTTACCGATGGGTGCAAACTACTCTATCACGACGGGTCTTGGATGGTTGGAAACGGCTGATGTTCTTATCGGCCATAATATCATCGGCTATGATATTCCTGTTATTAAAAATCTCTATCCTTGGTTTTCCCCTCGTGGTATTATTATTGATACCCTTATTCTATCTCGCTTATATCATCCGAATCTTCTCGATATAGATAAGAAGCACATATGGAATTATATGCCATTACAATTATATGGACGCCATAGCTTAGAAGCTTATGGATATAGATTAAATGAATACAAAGGAAACTTCTCTAAGACTACAGACTGGAAAGAATGGAGTCAAGAGATGCAAGACTATTGTGTTCAAGATGTTAAAGTAACTAGAAAATTATGGAATCACTTCCTCCCATACCTGAATGGGTCTCGTTAGAGCA